AACAAATAAATTTAAATTAAAATGGCAACTACTGGCATTATGAACGGAACCCTTTTAGGGGTTTACGTAGGAAGCACTCTAATAGCTCACGCTACCGAGAACTCTATTTCTCTCTCGATGGATACGAGAGACGCAACTACTAAGGACAGCTCCGGAACGAGAGACTTACTAGAGGCAACTAAAAGCGGTACTATTTCGGTATCTGCATTATACGCAGAAGACGCAGCTTACGGCGTAGATGATCTTATGACAGCTTGGAGCGCACGCACTACGCTTACCGTTAAGTTCTCTACCGAGGTAACTGGGGACCACTACTGGGAAGCTTCAGCTTACGTTACTTCTTTGGAAGTAAATTCCGGAATGGAGGACAATGTAAGTTACTCAGCTACGTTTGAGTTAAGCGGCGCTATAACTTATGGCGTAGTATCTTAATAGAACACTAAACACACTTAAAGCAAATGGTTAAATACGTAGAAATAGGAGGCGAAGAAAGACCGGTAAAGTTTGGCTTCGCTGCTTTAATGGAATTTACCGAGGAGAACGGCTACACTATGGCCGACCTTGATAACCTCGGCGAAAATATGAAGCTAAAGGACGCGCTCTTTCTAGTTTGGTGCGGTTTAAAGCACGGGGCTAGGGTAGAGAAAAAACCTTATAGCTATAGCATAGACGATATAGCGGACTGGCTAGACGAACAGCCCGAAGCTATGGAGAAGGTCCTAAACGTATTTAGCTCAAGCTTTGGAGCCTCGGAAGAGGAAAAAAAGTAAACGGGGCGCCGGGCAATAGCTCGGCAGCCCCTTTAACTTTTGACTACTACCAGGAGCTAGCCCTTGGGCAGTTAAACTGGACACCGGAAGCATTTTACAATGCTACCCCTAGAGAGTTAAATAATGCCTTGAAAGGCTTTTTTAATTTGTACGAAATAAACCAGCAGCAAAGCTGGGAACGGGAGCGCTGGAGTACTACTATACTAGTAAACCTAGAGCTACCAAAAAACAAAAAGATAAAGCCCCAAGATCTTACTGTATTTCCTTGGGAAAAGAAACACAAAGAAGCGAAGCTAAGTAAAGAACAAGCTAAAGCAATACTAAGCAAATGGCAAAAAAGAGCGTAGCGAGTACTAACGTTAGCATAGGCGCTAACCTTTCCGGCCTTAAAAGAGGTCTAAAGATAGCGGGTAACAGCCTTAAAAAGTTTGGGGCTCAAGCTAAACGTATAGGCGGTAACATTACTAGAAATGTTACTTTACCTTTTGCCGCTGCTGGCGCAGCCGGTGTAAAGATGGCTACGGACCTAGAGACTAGCTTTAGCAAAATAGAGAATCTTGTAGGTATTACTGGCAAGGCGCTAGACGATTTTAAGAATAGCGTAAAAGGCGTAAGCGCTGCAACGGGGCAAAGCCAACAAGCACTAAGCGAGGCACTCTTTACGGTGGCCTCCGCAGGTCTACGAGGGGCAGAAGCTACCGAAGTATTAGAACGATCCGCGAAAGCTTCCGCTATTGGTTTAGGAGATACCCAACAAATAGCGCAAGCTTTAACGGGGGTACTACAAGCCTACGGAAAAGAAAACCTAACGGCAGCGGAAGCTACCGACACTTTAACGGCTATAGTAAGGGAAGGTAACCTAGAAGCGGAAAGCCTAGCTCCTACCCTTGGGCGTATAGTGGGTATAGGTTCGCAGCTAGGTATAAGCTTCCAAGAGTTAGGCGCTAACATAGCGACCTTTACCCGTTTGGGTGTACCGGCAGAAGAAGCCGTAGTAGGTTTACGCGGTGTAATGACTAGCTTTTTAAAGCCTACTAAAGACGCTGAAAAGGCACTAGCTACGATAGGCTTAACTTCCGAGGACCTAAGAAATAAGGTAGGAGAAGAGGGCCTACAGTCTACGCTAGCTTTTCTTACCGAAAGCTTTAAAGGAAACGACGAAGCGCTAGTTAGTGTATTCGGTAACGTAAGAGCTCTTAGTACTGTATTGGGTACGGCGGGAGCCCAGGGCGAAGCCTACGCAGATGTACTAAACAATATAAGCAACAGCACCGGAATAGTAGACGATGGCTTTAAAAATGTAAGCCAAACGAGTGGATTTAAATTCCAGCAAACGCTTAACAGTTTAAGAAACGCAGGTATAGAGCTAGGGGCTGCTTTACTGCCTTTAGTTACTAAAATAGCTAACTTCCTAACTAGAGCTATAAACGGCTTTAGAGATCTTAGCACCGAAACGAAAACTATAATACTAACGCTTACCGCTGTATTAGCGGCTAGCGGTCCAATAATGACGGCTATAGGTTTTATAGCTACTGCTATACCTATGATTATTAGCCCGGTGGGTTTAATTATAGCTGGAATAATCGCAGCTACTTTTGCCGTTATAAAGTTTTGGGATGAGATAAGACCAGTACTAGTAAAGACTATAAACTTTTTTATAGACCTATATAACGAAAATATGGCTTTTAGAGGGGCTATAAATTTAGTTATTCTAAGCTTTAAAAACCTTTGGACTATAGGAAGCGCTATTTTTAAATCCTTTACTAGCAGTATAAAAGCTATTGGTAAGATTCTTATAGGAGCGTTTACTTTTGATGCTGCAAAAGTTAAAGAAGGTTTAAGCGATATTAAAGACGCTGCCTTTGAAGCTGTAGACGATATAGTAACCGGCATACAAGATAACCTAGACACAGCCCTAGAAAACACCTTTACCCCTAAAGAAAAAATAGAATTTGTTACCGAGGAGGGACTACAAAAGGGAATAGATAATATAACGGAACCCGTTAAAAAAGCTTGGGCAAAGCTTACGGGTATGTTCACTTTTGCCGGTGGCGCAGGTACTAGTACTGGTGGCGGTGGCGGTGAAGGCTTACCTAATTTAGATCCTTCAGCCTTGGAGGACTATATGTATAGCGATGAGGACGCAGAAAAGACTACTAGCAACTTATCTAAAGTAGGGCTAGCTTGGAAGCAGTACAGCGTACAAGTAGCACAAAATGCAGAAGCTGCCGCTCAAGCTATTACGGGAATGGCAGACACCGTTATACAAGAGGGTATAATGCGACTAGGCGAAAGCTTGGTTACCGGTAAATCTGCTTTTGAAGGTTTCGGCGTTTTTTTACTTGCAACCTTTGCAAATACCGCAGAGCAGCTAGGTAAATTAGCTATAAGCGTAGGTTTTGCTGTTGACGGTATACGAAAGGCTTTAATGAGTATGAACCCAGCCGTAGCAGTAGCCGCAGGGATAGCCCTTCTAGCTTTAGCGGGAGCCGCTAGGGGACGTATGAAACAAATAGCAGCTAATAAAGACCAAGTAAAATTAGCGAAAGGGGGGTTAGCTTATGGCGAGACTTTAGCAGTAGTCGGAGACAATCCAAACGCTAGAATGGATCCGGAGGTAATAGCGCCACTAAGTAAGCTGCAAGGTATGTTAGGCAAATCTAACGGAGGAGCTGTAGAGGTGTACGGACGCATAAGCGGCCAGGACATCCTCCTAAGCTCCGAGAAAGCAGGACGAGTACGAACTAGATATAGAGGCTTTTAATAGATGGGTTTAAGATTACAAAGCGAATTCCACAGCTCAACCAATAAGCTCTATAAAATAGAGATATACCAGGAAAGCTATACCGCGGGTATTACTTCTTTTACGGTAGCGAGCGACGGCTTTACCTTGGACTACTCCGGAGAAACCGACGACATAGTAAGCCCTATTATTGGCTCTAAGTGTACGATAAACGCCTATAATAGAAACGGAGCGCTAGACGGTTTTATAAGCAAGCTAACCAATAGACAAGAGCACCTCTTTTACCTTAAAATAAGTTTAGACGAAGGAACCGGTTATAAAACTTATTGGACCGGTGTACTTACTCAAGACTTGATAAGCGAGCAAGACGAAAGCAGCCCTAGTATTTTTCAAATAGTAGCTACGGACGGAATAGGCCTACTGGCTAACAAAGAATACCAAGAGCTAACAAACCAAACAGTCGAGGACTTTTTAGAGGATGCTGTAGGAGCTATAGGCTTAGACGAGATTTACGCAAGTACCGATACCTTTTACGCTACAGCTGTAAATGTTTGGGACATACAGCAAGTATACAGCGCTAGTACGGACGTTACTACTATTACTAGGTTTGATCCTAGGGTATACAGCTCTAAAGACGAAGACGGAACTATAACCTATTCTAATTATTTAGATATACTTAAAGAGCTTTGTATAGCCTTTGGCGCTAGGTTCTACCAAAAGGACGGGGTTTACCATTTTGAGCAATACCTAGAAAGGACAAGCTCTAGCAGGACCGTATTTTATTATAGGTTCGACGGAGCTTTTTTAATTTCTCAAAGCGTAAGCGACGACGTAACGCTAGACGGTACAACTACCGGAGGGGCTAGGCTTTCGGGTAATAGCTATACTTACTTGCCTGCTATGCAGAAAGTACAAGTAAGCTACAACCAAGAGCGAGCAAATAACTTGCTAGCTAGTGGTATGACTTTTACGGCTAGCACGGGAAGACAAAACTTAGGCTTTTTATCCGACAGCGATAACGCTAGAGTAGAGGTAGTAGGAGACTTACTTTACCAGCTCACGCATAACGGCGGGGCGGGTACGGTAACTATTGGTTTATCTTGGCGCCCCGTATGGCGTATAGAACTACGCATAGAGGACGTACTAAACCCCGGAACGTACCACTACCTTAATAGATCTTGGAGCCCAGGAACGGCACCCGGCGCTAATATCTACGGGGCTACTTCGTGGATTTCTTCGACTTCAGCTACTAACGCTCAAGGGTACTACTACTATTTAGATGGCGGTAGCGCTAACAATGAACTAGACGGCGTTTACCTAGCTAAAGTAGTAGGTCTAGTTACTCCGCCTTTACCGGTAAGCGGTACGGCAGAGCTAGACGTAGAGTTTTACAACGTCTACGACTTTAACTATAACGTACAAACCGTACCGAGTTACTTTACCGAAACTAGAACGGCTACGAACTTTAGAGCGCTTTACTTGAATGATAGCGGAGCGCAAAGCGATATAACTATTTACAGCTCTACCAATAGTAGCGCTACGATAAAGAGTAACCTTATACTAGATCTTGGCGAGTTAAGGCTAGGAGACAGTACCGGAATACAAGGCAGCCTATACGTTTATACGGGTAGCGCTTGGGTAGCTTCTACGCAATGGCGTAGAGGTAATAGCGGTAGCTATCAAAGCTTGCTAAAGCTTTTAACCTCGGAAGTACTGAGCTTACACCACGAACCCGTAGAAATATATAACGGCACTATAGTAGGCCCGTTTGAATTTGGACGGCGCTATGTTTTTGATAGTGCGGACTGGCTTATAATGGGCGGGACCTTTAACGCTAATATGGACGAGTGGAGCGCTGAATGGTTCGCAATAGATAGCGACGACAGCGGAATAGCCGCAGACATTCCAGTAGGTACTGGGGGAGGCTCCGACTTCCAAGCTAGGGTAAGCAGCCAGCAGGGTACTGACGAGATTATAATAGCCGACATAGTAAACACTACGCAAGCTAATGTAGAGGGGACGTTATCAACTAACGGCGGGGTAACGACGGCGGTAAACGCGGTAGCGGCAACGCCAGGAGGTAGCGAAGAAATAAGCGCCTCTAACTATATGAACTTTATTAGCTATAGCGGTGGTACTGGTACGTATACCTTAAACCTTCCGGCGGCTAGCGATGGGGTACTATTAAGGTTTAAAACGGACGATACTATAGTAGCTAATAAGACGGTAACACTAAGCGCAGACGGCAGCGAAACTATAGACGGAGAACCCACTTACGAAATGGATAGGAGCTTTGACGGCATTAGTCTCTTGGGCTTTTCGGGAAATTGGTATATAGTACAAAAGAAAGAAAAATAAGGACTAAGTTTATACAATAAATAGAATATGAAAAAAGCTCAATACTTCTACCTGCTACGCAGAGGCTTTTTTAGCGGAGGGGGTTTAGACTCCGACTATCAAGCTGTGCTAGACTATGCCACATCTCAAGGCTGGGACTTACCTAGCACCGAACAACAAACATATCAAAGTACGCTATTAAGGACACTCAAGAGCATTGGAGTTTGGGACAAGTTGGATAGATTCTTTTTGCATACAACCAACTCACGCAACTTTGCACGGATAGACTGGGTGAATCCATCCAGCAACCCCGTAGCAGTGAATGGCGATATAGGCGGAACTTTAGAATTTACCGACAATGAAGGATTCCACACCGATGGAGTAAGCTACCTCAACTACCGATACAATCCAACTAATGATGCTGTGAATGTACATTCACAGCATCATTAGTTGGATTGTATCGGTAGTTGAGGTAGCTTACT